GTTAAGATCTGTTGCGCCTTAAATTCCCCATACCTTAAAACAACACCTTGAGACACCATAACGGATCAGACACATTAACTGTGTACATCATGATCTCGTTTAGTGCCTTTGGAGTTGCCAAAGCTATAGGAGGCACTCCTAAGAACTGAGCCTTAGAAACGCCTTGCAAACGTACTTTCCCCCGCAAGTGGCCGCATAGGGACCGAGCAAACTGGTATTTTTTGTCAAGCGTCTTGTGGATAGTTATATCCACCTTTCGCGTGACGGCCAATACCGACCTCGTTCCCGTAGCCACTGCTGAAGCGATTACGTCCCATGGAATAGTGCCATTGGTCACTGCTAGCAATCTACGTGTATAATCATACATGCCCGGGGCTAGCATACCCGGTGTCGCCCCCCCTTCTGGATAGACGTCGCTGGAGGCTGGTGCGTTCGCCTGGACCACACGGCTAACATCAGCCCAGCGTGCCTTAGACGTACCCCCGGCGACGATGTGAATCTCCGTCATCGCCTTCACTACGTCATAGGACGTCAGAAACACACTGGCAGCACGCTTGAGTAAATGGGTGTTGAGCCTGTCCAACACGACACCTGCCGCTGGTGCCCGCTGCCGGAGCTCACCAACACGAGTCTGCACGGCTGTCACTAGTGCGTCTAGTCTAACAGGCGCCTGTGCTTCTGCCCTGCTATGTACAGCCGTTGCGCACGCCCGGGTCAAATATTGTGCACCCAACCCTTCATCAGTCGTGATCTTATGCTCTATCCGGAGGAATTCACCTATCGAAAACGCGTTACATTTTGACGCCTGTGCCCGAGCGTTGATGGCGGTCATAGCGTCTAGAGTCGTCACTACCGACCGCATGTCCTTGACTGCGAGCAGGACGTCGTCCCCGTTGTGAACTGAATCAACCACTCCAGCGAGTCCAAACACACCTGCGATGTCCATGTACGCGTAGTTCAGCACACTATTGATGAAGGTTGTTAGACGCCAGCCCGAGAAGAGTGTCCCAGTGGTGCGATAGTCGATCGTGTCACCACACATCACTGCCTGGTCAAGCACAGATTCCCGCACCCAGTCCATGGCTGCTGCCTGCTCTTCCGACATATCATTGACAAACTCATCCTTATATGCAGCCAGCGCGGCGTACATGCTTGAAGTTGCATGCTGAGCATTGAAATCATCGAAGTCGTAACAAAAGCTCTCGTTAGCATCTAGCATTGCTGTGAGCCGCTGGTGGACACGCCCTGCTTCTGCTTCCTCGCCAACCGGGAACTTGTGCCTGAGTACGTCTTCACACCCGTACATGGCAAAGTTAGTGATAACCGTGTTGCGTAGGTCTACACCGTAGATGGCGCGCTCTTTTGCCCATTCATACTTCTTTGAAGGCCACGCCCTGATTTGTGGAGGCGACGCCATGAATGCCCTCAGACGTGAAGCCGGCATTGAGCACAACGTGACGAACTTTGTTCTGTGTCTGTACTCCTTGACGATATACTCCCTGTCTTCGGGATACTGCGAGTGGACGCTGCCGCCGGGCGCCCACTCCCAGCGGGCGTTCACATACTCGTCGAGCTTCATTTTTCGGTATTTATAGCCGTGGCGCCTGCCCATCGCAAAAACTCGCCTGGCCGCAGCATATACCGCCCCAGCATCTACCTTGATCACGTCTGGTTTAGTCCTGTTCGCACGCTCCTGGTCCCAAGATATCGACCCTATGCCACGGTTGACAAGGACAACAAACTCAAACATTTGTGCCAAGTCGAGTACCGTGCTCTGCTGCATGGCCTTGAGTGGCACAGAAAAGTTCTTGAGATTAGTAACAAGTTGCCCGACGTCGCGTGCCCACAATTTGTCACCGCACGCTAGCAACGACACGGCAGCCAAGTTTGCTATGGCAGCGTACAACAAAAAGGTCCCAACTGCACTTTCTGTCATCCCAGAGACTCCCCTGAGCCGACTGAGCAGTACAAGCATCATCCTGCGCCTGTGTGGCTGGTCATGGACAAGTTCCCATACTTCCTCTGGTCTGATGTGGGTGTGATGCTCCCCAGTGATGGCGGCCCTGTTGAACTCAGCCACTCTCGGTGGCGTTGTGTTGAACGACCTGCGGACCTGTTCAGGGTTGAAGCCCACGTGACCTACGAGCCAGTCAAACGTATCTGCGCTGTTGTACACTATGCCGTCGACACTAGAGAAGTGTGCAGAAAGCTTCTGTTTAGCCGCGCCTGGCATATCGACAACAGGTGCTTCAACATGCACGTAGTAGGCCATATGCCCTTCAAATCGCGCTGCAACCGTGCGGACTGCTCGGGCTCCAAAAGCGAGAAGCCGGTGCCCTTCGAAGTCGCCTGGCTGTTCAGGCCGGATGTCGAGCAAAACGTAGTTGGCAGCCGATCGTGACACCGCCTCGATATGCCGGCCGCCTGCCTTGATCCATATCGGGACGTTTGCGAGGGAACGACGCCATAGTAGACGTCGTGCAGGCCGAACCATACCTGCTCCCTCAGTTTTCTTAGGCAGTGAGTCGACGAGACCTATCTCCACTGCCCCTCTTGGACGGCTCAGCCGGTCCCACCAGCTGTCCCGTCGACGGCCACATCCGCCGCAACTAGACCCTGCTGCGTCTGCGGGATTACCCCAGCCTGAGCAGAGTCGACATAGTGAAAATCCTGGCGCTCCCGCAAGATGGAGCCTCTCAGCTTCGATATGCCTTCGGGCACATTGATCCTTATGTCTGTAGCCGCTGCGCTGCCTGTGTATGTCCCAAAGTCCGCAATTCGTTTGCCTCTGGCTGAAGGATCTGCCTTGATGGTCAAGTCTATCGGCTGCATAACAAACTGGATCGCCTGCTGGTACCGTTTCGTGTGGATGGGAGGGAACTCGATGAACACATGCTGCCGGCGTTCGATGCCTACTACCCTGACTTGTTCGTTTTCTTCAAAGTCAGCAAATTGTAGACAGTTGGTCCAAGAAGTTTCATTAGATGCAAAGAAACGTCGTGGCCCCACTGTCTCCGTCGACTTGCGGAGTAGTACGTCGAACCCACAGACCCGCGCGACCCATGCTAGTTCCCATGCTTTGTAAGGACTGAGCATGCAGCCCGTTCGGCCCTTTTGGTCAACAGGGATGTCTATGTTGGCCGCCAATGTATATGGTGTGCTAACATTATAGGGGTCTAGTGGTAACAACAGGTTAGGTACACCCGGCTGCGGAGCAGACTGCACCCGTAATACAGATTTCCCGTCGACGGTCGTTATGTTGTACCCGTCTGCGGCGGTTACGTCTACGGGAATGTCAACCGCCGTCGACAACCGTCCGTTGTTGATGTTGGGTGTTGTCACGTAGGCGTCTGTCATCATGTTGAGCGGAGCAGCGCTCCGCGTTGCCTCAGACACATAAGCCGCGAAGTGGGTATCAGTTGATAACGTCCAGTGCGCTGTGGAAGTGATGTCTGTCGGGTGCTCTTCGTTGTACTGTCGCACAGCGCGCACAGACGCACCGGTTTGATACGCCTGTGTAAGACACATTCCGTACAGGAACAACCTCTCAACCCTAGAACCAAGAAACGCCCACTCGCGCATGGCTCTATGGCTCAACAAAGCTGCATCACCTTCGTTGAATAAAGGATATCGTCCTCTGAGTGACGCGAAGTGTGGAATAACCACCTCGCGCGGAAGGGCGAGCCACGCCTGGCCCTCTGCCGACTCAGGCAACATCTGACACATAGTCTGCGAGACCAGTTGCACTGCGACCGCCCACTGGTCATAGAGCCGATTTACCGTAATGTATTTCGTCAATGCAGACCAAGCGTCTGCCACAGTAGGCGCAGCTGGTACAACAACCTCCGCACCATCAGCCGATGATAGCCAGCTTTCTGCCAGCCGCGCGTCTGTGCCACGACGATACTGCACTGACTCCGCTAAAGCTGGTGTCTCGAAGTCGAGCATGTAGCGCGTCGTCCGGTGCCACGGTCCGAGCATTGCGAGCACAAAGCAGGCTTCGGCCTCGTTGAAACCACGCAGGTCTATCGCCGGCGAGTCGTCTGTCGGGCAGAAAGCTACTAGTCGTGCTACGTTTGGATACATTCCCGGATCCACACCCCCGGGCCATGATAATTCATGCCCTGCCGCTTCTGGGTAGTGCGATGGCAGTAGCGCGTTACGGTCTATTTTGACGTGTCCGTCAGCGTAAAGCGGCAGTGTGCCAAGCAGTCCCCTATCCCCGTTCGCCCGTTCGAGATGTTTAAGAAGGACCCACCTCAGCATGTTGGTGAGGAGGGCCACGTGGTTGTCGGAGTAGTCCCATCTTTCAGCATTGGCCATGTGCGTAGAGTAGACAGCAGTTTGCAGTCCACATTGTGTTTTTATTTGGCTAGCCAACGCTTGCATGTTGATGGTACCTTCAGGTGTTAGGAAGGTCTTGGACATGCCGTCCAAGCTTGTCATGACACCGGACTGGCTGGCTTGTACATTTCCAAGCCAGCTCATTCCTTGTGTCATGGTGAATGATCTTGAGTATGGGAAGCCTCCCATGGTAAGGTTTGCTAACATCCTCGTAGAGAGGTGAAAGACGCCGTTGTTGTTCGCAGCCTCCACGCCAGGGGCTTGGAGCTGCGGGTAGAAGGTTTTCAGAAAAGAATCCATGTTCCTTGCTTGAAGTTTTTCCTGAGAGAATTTATTCACGGGTTTGGTCGTGCTTGAATAAAT